CACCTGGTTTCGTGCTGCGCGGCGCTTCTGTTCCATAATGTTCATAGTAACACATAGTGTACACACTTAGTATTACTAACGAACTCGGAACCCTCCGTTTTTAATACCAGGAATCTTGCGATGCGCAAGTGAACGCGCGGTGATCTTTCCACCAACAAAACCAGGAGGTGGCTTAATCAAGAGAGCTGTAAGCGCGTGAACGAGTGCGTCAACGCGGTCAGGTGACTTACCTTCGCCTGGAATCCAAGAGATCATCTGTGACTCAAGCTCCGCAAGATAGCCAACGTGGTGAACACGTGACTGCTCATACGCGAGCGTAACAGGTTCTGCTCGAAGAGCCTTGCCATACTTTGAGTGAACCTCTAAAACCGTTACAGAAGGATCAATTGTGTTGATGGCGTTTCTAACGAGCGCACCACCCTGGTTAACTTCAGCAACCACAGGGCAACCCCACTTACGAGCCATTGCAACAACCTTGTTTGCCCACACGTCAGGTGAACCATGAACTGATGCGTCCTCCAAAACCCAGGACTGTCTCTTGTAAAGATCGCGGTCACCGGTTGATGCGCAAACAACGATGCCGCACTCATCTCGAGGATTCTCTGAGACTGAAGGGTCAACACCAATAACACGCAACGGTGTTCCCATTGGTAACTGTCCTTCACGACCCTTGTCAATAAGTTCACTAGTCCAGAGTGCTCCTTCAACCGCGTCCAGCATTTCACCGTAGAGTTCCTGCTGTGCTAGTCGAGTACCTTCATACACACCCTTGATGGCGTCAAGGTAGGCTCCAGAGAGGTTACCAGCGTTATCCATAGTAGAACCGCGGGTAATGATTACCTTGCCAGTTTTTTCAGCCTCAGCAAGTAACTGATAAAGAAGAGGAACACGCTTAGGTGTCGTAGTAACCATAATCTTAGGATTAGCGCCAAGACGCGTACCAACGCGCAAGTTATCAAACGCGGTCATACCTGCAGCATCAGGAGTTTGACGCCAGGCAGCAACCTCGTCACCCCAGGCATGTGTAAATTGCGGACCACGAAGAGAATCCGGCTCATCTGCGGTGAAACAAGTAGCCGTGTTTCCATTAGGCCAGGTCAAACGTCTCTTTGACGGTTCATACAACGGACGCTCACTTGGAGGCGTCACGTTGATAATTCCAGATTCACCTTCAACGATAACGTCACGAACGTCCGCGGCGGTACGAGCTACCAACGCAAAACGTCGTTGACCAGTATTTGTGTACTTCGCAGTTTCACGAACCCACTCAGCTGCGGTGCGCGTTTTACCTGCACCACGACCAGCCATATAAAGCCAGATGTTCCAGTCATCGCTTGTTGGCGCTTGTTGTTCAGGGCGACCCCAAAGTGACCAGTCCCAAAGAAGCTTGTCAGGATCAAAACCGTTAAGCGCGAGCGCCTTTTCGTCTGGTGGCAGGAGCGCCAGTTGCTCCATTATGCTTTTTCCCACGAGTTATTCTCCTACGCGTTTTGGAAAGCGATTCTCCGAAAGGATTGGTGTATACGCCTTGCTTTTTGCAGTCTTTGGTTGTAGATAACCGTAACGTGCAAGACGAAAACGAAGAGCTCCGTGAGTCACCCCTAACCTCTTCGCAAGACGGTAAAGAGTCACGCCCTCAACAGTGTGGGCATAATTGAGTAACCATGTATACTCCTCTGCCTCCTTACGATACTGCTTACCATACGAACGAACTTGTTGCGCCAGCGGCTGAAGTTCAAGAAGACGTTGAAGTGTTTCTGGTGAAGGTTCCACGAAGGTTTTCTCCTCGGGTTCCTCAACGCGTGGAGGTTCGGGGATTGAGTAACCGGCGATGGCGATTCGAAGCGCCTCGGCCATAGGAGTCTTGTCAGCGATCTGACGTACACGTTCGCGTGTTAAACCTGTGCCTTGTCCGATTGACTCTAAGGTCCAACCTCTTTCACGCAAGGCTTTGATGTATGCGTTCCGTTCTCCGTCAACCTTAATCGCGGTGAACGTTTTGACCACGTCCTGCGGCAGCACGTGGTGTTGCTTTGAGTACTTTGTCATGGCGTAATTATAACATGCCCTGGTGACATTCTTTGCCGGACTTGTATACTTAGACTCCAAAGGCGCTGAAGTCTTATGTACTGAGGAGGAAAAAACAGTACGTTTAGGTTAAATGCCTTGGACGTGAGAAAGCGATTCGGTATAGTGGAGCAGCGGGCCGAAGTGTCTCCAACCTTTTTTTCTAAGTTCTGTGATGAAGCTTGGAAAGCGAGCCGAGAAAGCAGAACAGGCATGTGCAGAAAAAAAGTTTGTGGTTGCAGGCCGGTTTTTTAGGCAGCAAGTTACTTGCAAGTAATGTTGCCTTTTCATGACAGATGTGATATAATAGTGCCAATGACTAGCAGGTCATTGACAACAACGACGAAAGACACAGCCCATGAATAGATACTTCTATACAGTGAAGATGAATAGGTTCACAACGTTGGTTAAGTTTCAGCCAACAACTCCTGAGCAGGTAAGACATTTTATAGTAGATCAACAGAACGAAAATCCAAAGCAACGTCTGTCAGTTCAAGTTTTTACTTTCGACAATGACAAGCACAAGGACAGTAAGTGTATCAACAAGAGTGGAGCCTGTCCTTTCTGCTATGTTGAAACGAACACCATCATCTTGAAGTCGACGCAGAACTTCGGTGTGCATAGCAGTATAAATGAAGAAACCCCCTAGCACCAGGGGTTAGTGCTAGAGGGTTCCTTGCCTTCAACGATTAGTTAGTTAGATGCACCTCAACGTTTGGGTCGCCCGCAAACACCTTTGCAAATGTGTCGGCGTCCATCATGCCTGTTGGTTCCAACCCGCAATCCTTTTGATAAGCTTTCACAGCCATCGCTGTTAGCTCACCATACCAACCGTCCTTGTCGCCTTCCGCATCGTTATAGCCAAGTTCGACTAGTCGACGCTGCAGGTGATGCACGGTTAGGGACTTCCTTGCGAACTTGTTTTGGTACACACAGGAAGCTAGGTAGACAGGGTCCGCATCAGCGTCAGTCACAACGTGACGTGCTGGTGCAGGCTTAGCCTTTGCCTTTGGCGCTGGAGCTGGTGCAGGCACTGGCTCTGGTTCGACCGCAGGTGCTGATTCAAGTGCAGGTTCCTGCACTGGTGTTGGTTCTGGTTCTGGCACTGGTGCTACGTAAGGCTCTGGCTCAACGGCGACCTCAACGGTCTCCACGGCCTCACCCGCAGGCATAGCTGGTGCGTCTTCGATGTTATCCATAGGGTTATCCTACTCCAATTTCGTTGGGATTACTTGACCTTGATGTAGCCAGGGTAGTCATCCAAGCTTCGCAGCGTGGATATACCCGCACCTGGTTTGTATGCGTTAGGCCCAATTCCCCAGGCACCGAAATCGGTACCGCCGGAGCTCATGTGATAAGCTACCTGGGCGTTTACTACCGGATTGTTTAGTTGCGCGTTTGACTCTAGTCCAAACTTAGCTCGACGGTCATTTCCCAAATCACCAATCATGTTGATCTGAAAGATACCGTATGAGCTATCACCGGTTTTTGCATTGTTGTTTAGTGCCATTGGGCGCGCGTTGGACTCCCTCATGGCGATTCCCCAAGCTATCTTGTGTGCCTGGCCTTTGAAGCCTACGGCACTTAGTAGCTCGGAAAGCTGGACACCTGTTAGTGCTTCCTTTTGTCCAGCGTAGTCCGCAAGGACTTGTGCAACGGTTCGGACATTTTGTTTCATGACCGGAACGTTGCTTGTGGCTGTCGAAGCTTCCTTCGACTCCACTGACTGCTTGCTCACTGCTTGCACGTCTGTCGCAACTGTAGTTGATGTCGTTGTAGTGACACCTTCCGCCAACGCTTGTTCAGCGAAGGCTGGATTAGTTACTGATAGATGTGTTGATGCGATTGTTGCTACTGCAACTAGTGTAACCGCGTAAGCTACTGACGTCATTGCTATTTTCTGTGTAGAAATTCGCAAGGCTAGTTCGCCTCCTTAGGTAGGGGACAAGGACAGCCAAGCCCGCAGGCTTGGTTTGCTTCGCTGACATCATGCGTCCATGTACTCGTTGTCGAGGTCATATGACTGATGCCGATTACGAGCTTGCTCGTCCTCAACATCGTGCATGGTCGACCACACGCTTCCCAACGTATGGGCGAAGTCTTTCCCTCGGGTAACGGCAACCTGGTTTTTGAAGTTGCTATATCCAAGGAAATCTATTGAATCGGATACCCAGCTAGCAAAGTCTTGCTTACTAGCTACGACTCGGTATGGGTAATCCGCATAGGGAGTGAACTTGATCTCTAGCTCACATAGGTCAGCCAACGGCTGTAGTGACATACGGTCACGGGCGCGGACCATAAGGTAATCCTTATTGTCGCGATGGTTAACTGCGCTTACAAATCCAGTGTCAGTAAATAGCCACATGGTTATCGTCCTTTCGTCGTGGGGTCCAATATAACATCGAATCCCGTTTTATGGAAACATGAGTGAAGGGTTTGTTGCCCTAGATTCATGATTAGGTTTGAGCTAGTAGCTGGTGCTACTTCAGCTCTACTCCGTCTGGTAGTTCGGAAACAGGCTCCTGCTTTACGTTTAGTAACTCTTCACGAAGAAGCTTTACCGCGTAACGAGCTTGTTCAGGTAGGACGTAGCTGTCGTGGACTAGGTTTCCGTCCGCGTCAGTGGCGGTGATATGTACCGCTACTTCGTTTGCCATGTCTGCCTCCAATTGCGATGGTCTAATTGTATCATCAGACCACCTACTTTCCGAACTTCTTTCGGCATTCTGGTCCCAACTGAAGCTCGCGGCTGATTGGATCTGTTAGTTCAGCTCCACATGAGCCACAGCAGCTGTAGTGTTGACCAAAAATCTTTGTGTACTTGTATGGGTCCTGCGCGATGATGTCGACCAAGGCTACCGCATCGTCATTAGCCACTTTCCAGCGGGTAAATCCACCAACGGAGCCGGTAAGGCGACGCATGTACAGGTTGTTCATGTATTCGCGAATCTCGAGGAAGAGAAGGTCGCCATTCAGCGGTGTGCTGTTTAGCGTGATGTCCAATTCCTCTACAGGAATCGCGTACTTGCTTTTAGGCGCCTTTGAAAGTGCTTCCTGAAGCGAGGTTTTTCCGGCTGCAGGTGGTACTTTTGTAACTGCCTTAGGAAGTGAAAGAAGGAGGTCGATAAGTTTCGATGCTGCCTTCTTGTCCATTGTAGTTAGCGCAAGCTTGTAACCTTCGCGAACTGAATCTTCCATTTCACGATCTACGATTAGGTCGTTGATGAACTTGATCTGTTTTTCTGAAGCTCCGAAGAGCGTGTCCTGTGTCGCTGTTGTCATTGGGTCACCTTTTCTTCCTTTGTGGTTTCTTTTAACTGAGCCTTTAGCAAAGTCCAGTCCTCGGTAATTCCCAAGAAAGGGTTGACCAATGGCAGTGATTCGCCACGCTTGCGTGAACCGCGTGACATCTTTACTACCGCGTATAACGCTACGCTGTCTTTTACTAATCCGTTGAACATCTTGGTCTCCTTTCCTGAGCTCCTTGATAGGTACTATTATATCAGGTAGGTCTCAGAAAAGGAGGGCCAAGACTGCAAATTACGCGCGTGTGGCCAATAAGGCCATAGTGATACCAGCCAACCCTAGGGATAGGGCTTGAATCGGCCGCTCAGACGCCCAGAGGGCACTTCCCACGGACAGCGCGGCAAATACCACGGCTGCCACTGCAGGCCATACCAAATCCCTGAGCCGAGTCATCCAATCAGGCATGGTTTCCTACTTGACTGGGCGTGTTCGGCCCTTGAGACGGGTTGAGGCGTCTCGAATGGTAGTTCCTGAGGCATCAATGAGCTTGCGGGCCTTACCGTAGGTAATTCCTAGCTCCTTGGCAACCTCGACCACTGGCTTTCCTTGTGCATACAGCTGAGCTGCAGCCTGGGGCGTGATTTCCGCCATGTCTGTTCCTTTCGTCGGTGTTTCTTTTTGTGTTTGTGTTGGTTCGGCTATCGGCTCTGCCTCTAGCCAGGCTCTAGATCTCAGGATGAGATCCTCGGCCTCATTGAGTAACCGCAGCTGCGTGCTACTCAAAACTTAGTGCCTTTTTCACGGCTCTGCCGGTAACGGAATCCTGAATCAGGAATCCATCATCCGCGTGGCAGCTCATACATAGATATTCGTTACGTCGATGCGACGGGTCACGAACAACGTTTTCCTGCTTACCACAACGGTCGCAGTAAGGCTTTAATGGATGCGTCTTTGCATAGGCGCGCGAATCATCAGCGCATAGCAGTAGCTCACCACACTCGTACACGAGTGCATTTTGCGTACCGCATTGCTGACACGTGTCATAAACATAGATCTGTTCTCGCTGAACAGTACCTCGCGTCATTGCATCACCTCCGTAATGGTAGGTAGAACTATACCGGCTCTACCTGAAC